AAGACTGAAATCGGTGTGGTATATCGTGGCGACAGAATGCAAGCTTTTGTATCACTACCACTTGAGTCAGTTACAAGATTAGTCGGTGAAGCTATTGCAGAGGGTATTGATGTCGAAGAAATCTTACGGGGTTAGTTGGGTCATTGAGCAGATTGAACGAAGCCGAGAGTATCCAGATAGATATGTTAGTCACAAGAATTTTACGAACGAAGATACTTTATACCACTGCCAAACTTGCTCTCTTTCCTGGGAAATGGTAAAAGGACCCAAGATAGAATTCTATCAAGATTTCCCATCTTTTGGTTTAAAAAAGAAACAATGTTATAGGTGCGATGAGCAGTCGTAAACCTTTCACTGTTCATATTGGTGAGATTGGCTTAACCGCTGTTGTTAAAGACCTTCTTACTAACTATGACTACCAGATATTTAAACCAGTCGTTGATGAAAAAGGCTGTGATTTAATCATTGAAAAAAAACCTAAAGAGTTTGTTAGGGTTCAAGTAAAAACAATTACAGAAATGAAAACATTTACTTCTATTGAAGTAAGGTTACATAAGTACGCAAAACAAAATAAAGTAGATGTAATAGCTGTTTATTACATGGAAAAAGATATTGTTGCTTATGTGCCTTACAACGATGAGGCCAGTATAAGTCTGGCACTAAAACCAAGTAAAAATAACCAACAGAAGTACAGACGTTACTTCTATCAATACATGGAGTTTCCTTATGAATGAAAACAATCTTATGAGCTTAACTACGCAAGTATCTTACTACCGAAAACTGATGAAAGACGGTGTGTTTGACTATGGTAGTGCTGGCCATGAAAGACTTAAACAATTGCAAAACAAACTTAATAAAAAGAGAGGAATAGGGTCCTAAATGAATATATCTGATTATGATAAGTTGATAGCTGATTTTAGAGAGCGAGGAGATTCTCAGGCGGCTAAGAAAAGAATAGAATATACTGAATCTAGGGGGGACCAGGATGTCCTTGCTAACTTTAAAGCAACAGCTTATGATTTAGATTTAGATGCTTTACAAGTTTTGGGCATTTTTATGAAGAAGCACTGGTCCAGTATTATTAATTATATTAAGACTGGGAAAGAATTTAGTGATGAAGATATATCTGGAAGAATTCAAGACCTGATTCAATATCTTGAATTAACCTATGCGTGCATTATTGAAAAAAGATTAAAGGAAAAATAATTATGGGTACGATGTTAGTTTTTATTGTTGTTGGAATTGGCTTTTGTTATTGGGTGGCTGGTGCATACGAAGATAAGAAGTTTTATAACAGAGTACAACGTAGGCAAGATTTAATTAGAAGATATACCAGTGAAGATTAATGTGTTAGATTTAACCTGGTCGGCACAACTACTTCGACATTGCATTCATTACAACAACGGCCATCGTTAATAGGCTCAGCGTTGTTGCTTAGTTTATCTTCAATTTCTTTTTCGCAGATACTACAATTAATCATATCTTAATATAAACAAAAAAGCCCTATTGCTAGGGCCTTTTTTTATGAGTAAGTCACTTGCTTATTCTTCTTCAGGTATCAATTCACTATTTACATAATTATGACAAGCCTCGCTAATCTCTACCAGATTATCTGTAAAATGCTTTTCAAATATCTCACCAAGTAAATGCCCTGGTTGTTTACCTTGTGACTTGGCAAAGATATTAAAAGCGTTCCATTTTGAGTCTATTGACTTTCCATAAATCCTGACTGTTCTACTGTTTTTTATTTTAACTGCTACCATGACTATGCTGTCCTTTCATTTAGGGTTGTTTTTGTTTTTGATACTTCGCTAGCAATTTGATTTGCTATGTAAGTTTGAGTTACTTTACTGCCAAGTGTGTGACCTAGCTGTCTTTGCACTGAATCTAATGAGTGACCATTAGAAATAAGATGCGTAGCTAATGAATGCCTGAATGAATACTGGCTTAGCTTCTCACCTTTATTTTGCTTTATACCTACAATTTTGCAGACTTTTGCAAACTTAGTATTAGCCTTGTCCTGGTCAGACTTAGAGCCACCTAGGTCCCAAAGAAGGCTTCCTAAGCTACTAATCCTATCACTGATTGAGATTGCACTATACTTACCAGTCTTTTGTCTTGATGTTACAATGCAAGGTATGACTTCGCCATTGTCACCAATACCATTTATGTGATGCTTTTTCTCGTTTAGATTTCTTGCATCAACTGGTGACAAAGCTGTATCAAGCATAATGGTCCAAAGTATTCTAGTGTAATCATTTGGTGCATTATCTACAATAAGCTCAGCTTGGTCCCTGGTCAATACCTGGTAAGGGGTTTTATCTTCACCTGGCTTTTTAAGTTTGCCTTTCCTGGCGTAATAATTATCCTTAAGAATCTTTTCATCTGTTAACCATGTGTACAATGGATTAAGATAATTATGACGTTTAGCAACTGTTTCAGTCTTGTAACCTTGCACATATTGATGGCCATAGAAATCATTAATATCTGATGATGTCAATGCGGCTAAATCAATTTTACAATCTTTTGATACTCTGTTATTGACCCAGTCTGATTCTTTACCAAAAAAAGCGATAAAATGCTTAAGATTATAGATATCTCTCATCCAAGTCCTGGAGCGATTCTTTTCATGAGCGACCCAGGGGTCAAACACATCAGCCAGTAAGATAGGTTGCTGTTCATCACTAGGAGCATCTAATACCACTGGTTCTAAACCATGCTTAAGATTAAAAGCCTTGTTTTGAGCTTGAACATATCGCAGTTTAACCTGGGTGACCGTATTACTTTTTGAATCACCTAATGCGATAAATTTCTCACTACCTTCAAGAACAAATCTGTAATAATAGGCTATGTAGCCTTTACGGACCTTATTTTGAAGGTTTGGTAGGTTTATCTTCTTCATTACAAGTATTCTCCATTTATGTTCGTTACTTTATCAATGCATTCCTGGAGAGTCTTTGGTGAATTTGCATAGATTGGTCTATAACAATTCCATTTGGTATAACAGACGACCTCTAGTTCATCTTTGAGAGTTGCACATGGTCGGCATATCGGAGTGAAAACGATATAAGGTTCATACCGAGGAGTTACCTTACTGGAGTAATCTATTTTAACTATGATTGCTACGATGATATTTTTTCTGCTGTCATGCACACTGTACCATTTCTCACCATCTTCAGTGTAACAACCTGGAATATTATCAATTTGGCAATCTATGCCATATCGACCCTTCCTATAAGCCTCAGGTATATCACTGTAATTGATTCCCGTAATAGTCAAATCGTAGGGAATGCGTTCATTAAGTGGGTCTTGAAGGAGGTTAATAACTTTTCTATATTTACTCATTTTGCTGTCCTTTTTTTATTTTATTAATTAATTGTCACCTAAAAAATAGCGGCCTAATTCTATTGCTTCATTTACTTTTACAAATTCAATCCATACTCTTCTATGTTTCCAAGCTAAGCATCCCCTCACACCTCTAGTTGTATGCAAGTCGACAACAACTCCATTATCAATATCTTTTTTAATCTTTGATAATGACTTTACTGGGACATCTAAAAAAGACTCTGCAACTTTTCTTGCTATCTTTAAATCATTAAATACACCTACAACTTGTCCTTCATTATTTTTGTTAATTACATGTAATAAAAACAAACTATCTGTTTCTTTCATGATGATTCTTCCTTTTCTTGAATTTTTAGTTTCCATAGACACTTAGTGTTTCGGCCCAGGAACCACCTGGGCCATCATCAGTATGGATATTTTAATGGACCTTGTAATCTAAATCCTCAAAATAACTATGTCCAATTGAACGTAGTAGGTCTGCTTTTTTTGTTCTTAGTTTCTTAATCTGTTCATCAATCTCAATCTGTTCTTCTATGCCTTTTATAACAGTTTCATAAGGATGTTCATGAGTAGGGTAGCATGTATCTAATTTCTCCTGATTACTGTAATCCCAGTCAGGTCCTAACCTTAATATCGCTTTCTTGGTAGATACAGTTCTATCAACCTTCTTAGGCCATTTGTAGTAAAGAACTTCCAACACTAGGCAAACGCTGTAACTGTTCCAGTTGGTGAAACGAAAGTCATACCCACCATAACCAAACTCATCTATATTTTTTAAGTCCTGGCAAGTGGCTTCAAGTGAGTCCGAGATTCTTTTTTCTAACTGAGTAAGCTGATGCTGTCTAAGCGTATTATCTTTCTTTTGTTTCCAGTTTTCCTTAAGCCATGGATTAACATTTTTGCCAATGTTCTGACAAAAAATATTTGTTAATAATGTCATCCAGATTTGATTGTGATTTAATAATATCATGTTGCTGTCCTTTTTTGTTTTAGTTATGATTTCCATAGACCCTGGGGTTTCGGCCTGGGAATCACCCAGGCCATCATCAGTATGGTTATTTTCCCAATCCAGCGGCAGACTTACCAACTAGCTTATAAGCCTTCCTAATCTCCATTCTAGCTAGTGCTTCACGAGCATATCTAGTAACATAGCCATCCTCATTAAATGCACCAGCATTACCCACAACTGGATAAATGTAATGTATTCCATTTATACCAATAACAAAATGAGACCTATCATCCTCAAGTCTATCACGCTCAGCTATCGTTTCTACTTGGTAAGGTTTGCCGCCTACCACGATAGTAGTATTCCAATCTGGACCTAGATTGTTGGTATGGTATACTGGTGAAAAACGAGCATTACCAGCTTCGATATCCTCATTGAATCTCGCCACTTGATATTCAATAGATTCAGGTATATCCAGAGTTTTAATTATTTTTAAATCATCTCTATCAACTGGGTTACCTTCATGAAAACCAAGACCGTGCTGTCTCTGTGCTTTTTCATGGTAAATACTGTCCCATAATTTACTGGTGAGTACAACTTCCCACTTATCACCTGGTAAAGCCCAACCACTTTCAGTGCTGATGCTTTTCGCAGTTTTTTTAAGCTGTAATAATGTGAATGTATCTTTTTTTAATTTCATGTTACTGTCCTTTATTTGATTTGTTTTAGTTTCCATAGACCTTTACGGTTTCGGCCAGGGAACTACCCTGGCCATCATCAGTATGGTTATTTTTTTGTGATTGTTATGTAGGAAGTCCCCCAGCTAGTAACACCATCGACTGGTCTTAGATTATGCCTGGCATATTTCTTATTTTCAGTCCACCCATTTTGAGGCTTACACCAGACACTGAAGTTTTTTTTCTTTAGCTTAACATATTGCTCAGTTTTATCCCATTCACAAATTTCAATACCGTTTCTTCTCTTGGCATCACTCTTACTCCACTCTCCATCAATCCTGATGTCAACATAATACTCAATCCCTAAATCACTGCGGCCATAATCAGTGTTAATAAAGGCCCAGGATTCTATATACTGTCTAACTTCATCAGGAGTCAGTGGGTAAACCCCTTCTCTCTCGCTACTACTCCCAGCAATTAGTTTAAGTTCATAATCAGTTGATTTATATATTTGTTCTTTCATGTTTACTGTCCTTTGTTATTTGATTGAGCCCTATGTTACAGTGTAGCACTTATATGTGTCAAGTAGTTTTATAAAATAATATTATTGTAAGGTAGGATAGTACTACACATATATATATAATCAGTGAATTTTACAGGTTTAAATCAGGTAAGTATGAGTAATAAAGGACAATTTCAAAAGGGACAATCTGGTAACCCACTAGGAAGGCCCAAGACATCCGCTAAGGATTTAGTAAGGATGCATCCACAGAAGAATGAGTTAGTACAGAAGCTGTTTGATGTAGCGATGGATGACCAAGACCAGAGGCAAGTTTCAGCCTGGCGGATACTATTACCTAAGATGGTCCCAGATTTAAAAGCAATGCAAATGGAAGTAGAACAAAAGAGTATTACTGGCGTGATTGTACTACCTGAGAAAGTAAGCTTAGACCCTAAGAAAGTTAGTACCCACAGCCAGAGTGAGGGCTCAACTATTTTACCTGGGCCAACTGATAATGATGAGGAGACAAAAGCCTCAGTGACTCGGGACAAAGTCGGGACAAATAGTTCGTCACCGAGGAAGAAAGCACGCTTAAACAGTGGGCCTGGCTCTGGAAAGAAGGAAAAGTAAGTTGTTAGATTATAATGTTCACGAACCTTTTAAATATCGCAAGGGGGCACTCCGCTCTTCGGGTCCCATCTGTCGCCAATATCATTAGGAGTCCCAGACAGAATATGAAATACTTTTTTATACATGTTTGAATCTTGCCCTAAAAAAAATAATACAAAATGTACTTTTGCCACATTTAGCACATGGCACCCACATAAGAAAAAATACACTGATACAACTTATCTATACTGCGGATTAGCAACTGGTTACGATAATCGGGTTAAAGCATTACCTAAATGTTGGAAAGACATGAACGCCTACCAAAAAACTAAAGTAAGAAAAGGTTATTAAATGAACTTAACAAAGCAACAAGCGAAAGCTATCTATCAATTTTATAAAACAATGAATCATCAAAATAGCTATGTAACAAATTTAGTTGCTATGGGTCAAAATAAAGAGGCTGAATGTTTGGCTAGGGGTATAGATAAAATTGCACATATAGCAAAAATAGAAGAGTATGAACCTATGCAATTCCCTTGGAGTAATTCAATTAAAAGACCAAAACCCTTAGATTTTCTCCCAGATTGGATATTCAATAAGTAATGCAAGTACATTGGGAACCACATCCAAGACAAGCATTTGCTTTAGCTAGACCTGAATTTGAAATAGCTTTTGGGGGCTCTCGAGGGGGTGGCAAATCAAGCTGTCTAATGGCATGGATGGTAGACCCAAAATATTTAAATAACCCCAACTTTAGGGGTCTTATCATAAGACGTAACTATGATGATTTGCGTGACTACATTGATAGGGCTACACAAATGTATAAGTACTTAGATGTTGAAGTAGTCGGTAATCCAGCAGAGTTTAGATTTCCAACGGGTGCGGTGATTAGAACGGGGCACTTAATGGATAAACAAGCATACCAAAAATATCAGGGTCATGAATATCAAAAAATGGGCATTGAGGAAGCTACTCTGATTGCAGATGAAGAAGATTATCTTAAGCTTATTAGTAGTTGCAGAAGTACTGTCGGGCTAACCCCCCAGATATTTTTAACATGTAACCCTGGTGGTCCTGGGCATAATTGGTTTAAAAGGCGTTTTGTAGATAATGATAGGGAAAAAACATACTATGACCCCGTTACAAGTAGGACCCGAATATTTATCCCTAGTAAGATTCAAGATAATCCTACATTAATGGAAGAAGACCCTGGATATATGGAAATGTTAAAGGGTTTACCAGATGAATTAAGACGGGCGTGGTTAGATGGGGATTGGGATGTGTATTACGGGCAGTATTTTTCTTCATGGCGTTATGATGTTCATGTGTGTGAACCATTTAAAATCCCCAGTCACTGGTATAAGTATCGTGGAATTGACTATGGTTTTAAAGCTCCATTTGCAGTTACTTGGTTAGCGGTAAGCCCAGAGAAAGATGTCTATATGTATCGTGATTATTACGTATCCGAATTAGAATTATCTGGCCATATAGATGCAATCAATGCAATGAGTGAAGGAGAAGAATACAGAGGCACTTTAGGCGACCCTAGTATGTGGATTCGTAACCCCCAAAGTATGAATCGTTCTGATGGTGTAGCTGGTAGCCATATGGCCATTGCAGATATATTAAGAAAAGGGGGAATTAATTGCATAAAAGCGAACAATAACCGCCTCAATGGTTGGAACCTTCTGCGTGAATATTTAAAATGGGATGATGCTAACCCTCCGAAGTTTCATGTATTTAAAACATGTCGCAAGTTTATTGAGACCTTGCCCATGTTGGTACATGATATTAGACGGCCAGAGGATTTAGATACAAAAGGACCCGACCATTTGGCGGACTCAACTAGATACGCCCTAATGAGTATTGGGAATCCTGAAGAGGAAGATACAAAACCATGGATAACGAAACTGATGCAAAGGTTCGAAATGCAAAAAACAGACACCCCAGGACTAAGAGGGTAATAGAACGGTTTGATTTTGAAAATGGAACCTGGCATAGAGTGGAATTATACGCAGATGATGAAGTGGTGGAAATGCCTCCTGACTTACGAGATGCATATATTGATATTATTACCAGTATCAGTGATATAATGTCTACTGGTTACACCAATAACGAGAGAAATTAAATGGCAGAACAATACCAACCAGGACACAAAGAAAAAGAATTAGTAAAAAAGATTCATGCGATGATGGACCTTGCTAAAAGGGCAAGAAATAAAACAACACAAGTCTGGCGTGAATCTGAAAAATTATATATGGGTGAACATTGGTCTGGTATGGATATGCCAAACTATAAAAATCAGCTTACATTGGACATGATAGCGAATGTGATTGATACTCAGATACCTATTATGTCCTCTAAGCCACCCAAAATTGATGTTATTCCCGTAGGGTCCACAGATGAATCAACATTTGTAGCTAAGACATTACAAGCTCAAATAGATGATTTATGGTACATGCGAGATATGGCAACTTTGGTTCCTGAGTGGCTTACAGATTACTTGGTGTATGGTACTGGTATTGTAAAGCTTAACTGGAATATGTATGATGACTTGCCAGATTGCGATATTGTGGACCCGTTTTCTTTCTATGTTAATCCTAGTGCTACAAAATTAGAAAATGCACAATGGATAATCCACATGGCTCCAAGGCCAATATATGAAATAAAAGAATTATTCCCAGAAAAGGGTAAGTATGTAGAGCCTATGGGAAAACTTGCAGAATACGAAGCATTAAAAATTACAGATGTTCAGCAAGGTGATAAAAACTTAGTCCAGGTAACTGATACTCAGGGGAAAGAAACTAACTACTTTGATGGTGAAACTGAAGCTATGCAAAACTTGGAAGAACGGTCCCTTCTGGTTGAAGTGTATATGAGAGACGGTAGTCTTGATTATACAGCAGAAGAAGGTACTAATAATGAAAAGGTTGGCAAACCAAAGTACCCAGGTGGGATACGAAAGATTTGCATGGCTAACGACATTATACTTTACGATGGTCCGTCTAGATATCAGTTCCTGGATAAGATGAATAGGTGTCCTTATCCATTTCCATTTGTTAGTATGAAAAATGGTGGGTCAGCACATTCATTTTGGGGTAAACCAGAACCTAAACGACTTAAAAGTATTAACCTTGCGTTAGATAGAATTGCTTCTCAAGTGATGGATAATATCCATTTAATGGCTAATCCTATGTGGGTTGTCGATGAGACTAGTGATGTTCAGGACCAAATAAACAATAAACCTGGTAGCATTATTCGTAAGCGAGGCCCTGGTGCTGTAAATATGATTCAACCATCTAGTATGCCTGGTTATGTTTTTAATTTTTACCAATTAATGATTGATATGTTTGAAACTGTGTCTGGTGTTAATAGGGCAACGATGGG